ATCGACCGCGACACGGCGAACACCGAGGTGGTGGGCGAGGCCAGCCTTGGCGCCGTTGCCGGATCGGCCCTGGAGTTCACGGTGGCCAACGCCGGCAACTCCAAAGAAGGCGTCTTCACGCTCTGGCTCCGGTAGGCCCATGCGCCTGGAACTGGTCACCGCGCCCGCCACGGAGCCGCTGACGCTGGCGGAGGCCAAGCAGCACGTGCGGCTCGATGATGGCCACGGCGAACCCGCGCCGCGCGCGCCGACGGTAGCACTGGCGTCCCCGGCGGCGGCCGGCTCCGTGGATGACGGCGAGCACCGCTACCGGGTGACGTTCGTGACGGCGGACGGCGAAACCGAGGGCGGGACGATCTCGGACGCCGTGACGGTCGCGGATAAGACCGTGAACGGCAAGGTGGAGCTTACCGCCATCCCCACGGGCGGGGCGGCGGTGACCAGCCGGAAGCTGTACCGGACGGAGGCCGGCGGGTCGGATTACCTGCTGCTGGCCACGATCGCGGACAACAGCACGACCACCTACACGGACAACATCGCGGACAGCGCGCTCGGGGCGGGGGCACCGAGCACGAACAGCACCGAGGACGTGGAGCTGGTCCGCGCGATCAAGTCCGCCCGCGAGGAAGCGGAGCGGCGGACCGCCCGCGCCATGGTCACGCAGACGTGGCGCCTCAGCCTCGACCACTTCCCGGCGTCGGGCGAGATCGTCTTTCCCCGCCCGCCTTTGCAGTCGGTCACCAGCGTGACCTACGTGGACGAGGATGGCGCGGAGCAGACGCTTGACTCCGGCGAGTACGTGGTGGACACGAGCGGCGAGCGAGGCCGGCTCTATCTGGACTACGAGAAGAGCTGGCCGAGCGTGCGGATCCAGCCGAACGCGGTGCAGGTGACGTTCGTGGCCGGCTACGGCGCGGCGGCGGACGTGCCCGCCCCGTTCCGTAGCTGGATGCTGCTCCGCATGGGCGACCTCTACGCGCACCGGGAGGGCCACGCCACCGGCACAATCGTCAGCCGCGTGCAGTTCGTGGACTCACTCGTGGACGCGGACGCGGTGCTGTTCTGATGGCACTCCGCGCGGGCACGCTGGACAAGCGGGTGGTGCTCCAGAGCGTGAGCCGCGCACCGGACGGCGGTGGTGGCAGCGTGGACACGTGGAGCGACGTGGCCACGCTCTGGGCCGCCGTCCGCCCGCTCACGGGGCAGGAGCGATTCCTGGCACAGCAGGTTCAGGCCAAACTCGACACGGAGATCGAGATACGCCACCGGGCCGGCGTCGTGGCGCAGCAGCGCTTCGAGTATGACGCCCGCCACTTCTACATCGTGCAGCCGCCGATCAATCCGGACAGCCGGAACGAGCGCCTGGTCTGTCTCTGCGAGGAGAGGAACACCTGATGGCCAGCCGCAGGCGGACGTATGTCGAGATGGAGGGCGTGGCCGCGCTCCGGAAGGCGCTAGCCACGCTGAACTTCGCCGCGCTCGGGCGTGCCAAGAAGACTATCAGTGACTCCGCGGAAGACATGCTGGGCGAGGCGCAGGCCCGGGTGCCGGTGCTCTCCGGGGAGACCTACCGGAGCCTCAAGGTCATCTACCTGGACGCCGGGCTCTTGGCCTCCGTGGGCACGGCCTACTACAAGGCCAAGTTCTCCGAGTACGGCACGATCCACATGCCGCCCGCTCCGTTCATGGGGCCGGCATGGGAGATCACGCGGCCGAAGTACCTGGCGGCGCTGGCGCTGGCGATGGACAAGGCGGCCGCGGACGCCGTGGCCGCGCGCGTGGACGCCAGCATGGGCTCCGGTGGCGGCGCGGTCGGCATCCCGACGCTACCGGCCACCAATGACCCGAGGCTCTTCAAATGAGCGGCTCACCCGCGTGGCTGCTACAGCAGGCAGTGTTTACCCGGCTGAACGATGACGCCACGCTGACCAGCACGCTTGGCGCCGCAGTCTATGACAACGTGCCCGATGGCTCGCCGTTCCCCTACGTGGCCATTGGCGACATCACGGAGGCGCCCAACGACACGATGGGCACCACGGGCCGGGACTCGACCGTGACCATCCATGTGTGGAGCCAGGCGGCGGGCTTCAAGGAGACGAAGCAGATCCTTGACCGCGTGGACGCGCTGCTGGACCGCTGGGCACCGACGCTGGCCGGGTGGAACGCATCCGACATGGGCCAGGAGTTCATCGAGACGATGCGCGACCCGGACGGCATCACGCGCCACGGCGTTAGCCGCTATCGATCGCACACGCACCAGTGAGGCGTTGAATGGCTTCTCAAGTTTTGACGGACGCGCGGCTGCTGGTCGCGGGCCGCGATTTCTCCGGCCAGATGAACGCGCTGGCGCTGACCTACGCGGCCGAGATGCTGGACGAGACCACGTTCGGCAACGACACCCGCATCAATAAGGGCGGGCTCAAGGGCATCGTGGGCCAGCACGAAGGCTACTGGGACGCCACCGATGCGAACGCGCCGGACCCGGTGCTCTTCGACCTGGTGGGCGGCGCCGGTACGCCCGTCATCATCTGCGGCGTGGCGGGTGACGAGGGCGATCCGGCCTATCTGTTCGAGGCGGTGGCGGCCGAGTACACGCCGGGCGCGGCCATCGGGGAGTTGCTGGGCTTCTCCGTCAGCATGGAGGGCGGCAACGGGCTCCCGCTCGTGCGGGGCACCATCCTGGCCGATGGCGCGGAGACCGGCAACGTGACCGGCACGGCGTTCCAACTCGGCGCGGTGGGCGCTTCTCAGTTCCTCTACGCCGCGCTCCAGGTCTACAGCGGCACGGGTGAGTTCATCGCCAAGGTGCAGAGCGCCACTGACGAGGCGTTCACCAGCCCCAATGACCGCATCACGTTCGCCACCATCGCCACCGGCACCGCGGTAGCCAGCGAGTGGGCCACGCCCGTGGCGGGGTCGATCACGGATACGTGGTGGAGGGTCACGGCCACCAACCCGAACACACGCAATTTCACCGCCGCAGTCGGCATCCTCTAAGGAGACAGAACAATGGCAAGCATGGTCCTGAACGATGCCTTCGTGTCGTTCGATGGCAACGACCTTTCGGCCTACGTCAAGAGCGTGAGCCTGCCCTACGCGGCGGAGATGCTCGATGATACCGCGATGGGCGATGACACCCGGAAGAACAAGGGCGGGCTCAAGACCTGGTCCGCGGAAATCGAGTTCAAGCAGGACTTCGCGGACGGTCTGCTGGACGAGCTCATGTTCCCGCTCGTGGGCACGACCGGCACCCTGCTGGTCCGCCCCAGCTCGGACGACGTGGGGGCGAGCAACCCCGAGTACACCGGGGTGGGTGTGCTGGAGAGCTACCCGCCGCTCGGCAACGGCGTGGGAGAGCTGGCCACCACCACCGCCACCATCCAGAGCGCTGGCACGCTGACGCGGGAAGTGACCTGACCATGAGCGTCCTGACGCGGGAGCAACTGGCAGCGCAGAAGCCGAAGCGGAAGACCGTGGAGGTGGAGGTCGAGGAACTCGGCGGCGCGGTCCGGCTGCGCGGCATGAGTGCCGGGGAGGCGCTGGAATTCCGCAAGCAGGCGCTCAAGCTGGAGAAGGAAGGCGGGGACGCCAACATCGAACTGGCGCCGGGCCTGGTCGCGGACGCATGGGTGGACGGCGACGATCAACCCATGTGGGAGGATCGGGCCAAGGGCATCGAGTACGTCCTGAGCCTCTCGCCCACCGGCTACAACGCGCTGGCCAAGGCCATCCTGGAGCTCACCGGCTACACCGAAGAGGCGATCGCGGAGGCTGAAAAAAACTGAGGGGCGATCCGATGCGGCTCTTTGCCTATCGGATCGCTGAAAACCTCCACTACGCCAATGTGGACGTGATGCTGGGGGAGATGGAGCCGCACCACCTACTTGAGTGGGCGGCGCTCCAGAAGATCAACAAAGAAGATCGCCTACAGGCCGAGGCCGCAGCCCGGGCTACGGCGGGGGTGGAGAACTACCGGAGACGAGGACGTTAGATGCCGCTCGGGACCCTCATTGTCCGCATCGGGGCCGACCTTACGGACCTGAATAAGGGTCTCACCAAGGTCGATAAAGACCTGCAACGGCTCGGCAAGAAGGCGACCCGCGCGGGCAAGAGCCTCACCATGGGGCTCACCCTGCCGCTCGCTGCGGTCGGCGCCGCCTCGATCAAGATGGCCTCCGAGGCCGAGGAATCCGCCAACAAGTTCAACGTGGTGATGGGGGACTCAGCGGACGCGGTGCGTAAGCGCCTCGAAAAGCTGACCGAAACCATCCCCATGACGCGCTTCGAGATGGAGGCCATGGCGGCGGGCGTGCAGGACATGCTCGTGCCGATGGGGCTAGCGCGGGACGTGGGCGCCGACATGGCGGCCAGCATGGTGGAGCTGGCGGGTGACCTTGGCAGCTTCAACAACGTCGGCGCAGAGCAGGTGCTGGAGGGCATCCAGAGCGCGCTGGCCGGCAGTTCTGAGCCCATGCGGAAGTTCGGCGTGGACACCCGCGTGACGCGCCTGGAGGCGTTGGCGCTGGAGATGGGCCTGATTGGCGCCGGCGAGAAGCTGGACAATACCAGCACCGCGCTGGCCGTGATGGAGGCAATCCAGCGCGACAGCACGGACGCGATGGGGGACGCCGCCCGCACCGTGGACTCCGCGGCCAACAGCTTCAAGTTCCTCTGGCGCGACGTGAAGGACCTGGGCGTCACAATCGGCAACATCCTGCTGCCCGCCGCCGTGGCCATCACACAGAAGTTGATTGCGCTGGCCAACGTCTTCAAAGACCTCTCCCCGACCACGCAGAAGATGGTGGTGGTGATCGCCGCTATGGCGGCAGCCATCGGGCCGCTACTGCTCGTTACGGGCATGATCCTCACGCACCTGCCGCTCCTGAAGGTCGGGTTTGCCGCGCTGACCGGCCCCATTGGCTTGGGTATTCTGGCGTTCGGGGCACTGGCACTGGCGGGCATCGCGATCGTGGACAACTGGAACGTCATCTCCTACGAGACGAAGCGCCTCTACGAGAACATCAAGATGTGGCTGGTGGACAAGTTCGATGCGCTGGTGGCCAAAATCATGGCGCCGGTCGATAAGATTAAAGGTCTCTTCAAGGGGATGTACGACTTCGTGGTCGGCCACTCCGTGGTGCCGGACATGATCGACGGCATAGCGGCGGAGTTCGCGCGGCTGGACGCGGTGATGGTGCGGCCGGCCGAGGACGCGGCCGCGAAGGTGTCGGCGGCGTTCGCCGCCATAGCGCCGCCCAAGATGGTTCTCCCCGACGACCCCCGCGCGCTGGCCGAGATGTTCATCCCGGCCGCCGCGATGCGCGGACATGGCGGCAAGGGTCCGCCCGGATGGGTCGCGCGCGGAGGTGACGAGCCGAAGGACACGCTTGGCACCAAGGTAGAGCAGGTGCTCCGGGGCGGCGGCGGTGAGATGGGCCAGCTTATCCAGGGCTTCGCCAGCTTCGGTCCGATGGCGGTGGTGCTGCCGATCATCAATTCCGCTATGGAGTCGCTGGCCCCGGTGCTAAAGGCGTTGATGGAGCCGCTCAAGAGCGTCGGGCGCCTGTTCGGTGCCGTCATGGCTCCGGCCTTGAGGGCCATCACGCCCGTGCTCCGCATCGTGGCCAAGGCCTTCACCTACGTGGTGCAGGCTATCGGCTGGTTCATCGAGGGCCTGGGCAAGCTGATCGACAAGCTCATCCCCGACTTCATAAGCAAGGCCGGGCAGGGCATCCGCGACGCTGGCCGCGAGATGCAGGAGGGCGCCAGGGCTGCGCGCAACGGAATGGACGACGTGGCGGACGCGGCCGACAAGGTGTCAGCGTCCCTGCTGAATGTGCCCATGGCGTTCAACGCCGCGCTCGCCCGCTGGGATATTGGCGGGATGGCCCCAGGCGGCGGACCGAGCACGCCCGGGGGTGGTGGTTCGCACGGAGGTGGTGGTGACGGGCCGGGCGGCACCGTCAACGTGACCATGAACATCACGCAGCAGCCCGGCGAGGATGGCGTGGAGCTGGCCCGCAGGGTGGTCGCGGGTCTCAAGCGGATGGCGGATTCCGGCGACTCGATGGCGCGGCAGATGGTGCCGAGCGGGGCGCTGTAGTGCCGTTCCTCGCGCTCGACGGCACGACAATATCCTGCGCGGTCGATAGCGCGGACAACGCGGTCGAGGAGTACGGCGACCGCGGCCGTTCCCACGATGGCACGCTCCAGACGCGGCTCCGCGCTCGTAAGGATTCGTGGGCGCTCAAGACTACATGGC